GATCCTGAAGTTGCTTTCTTTGGCGATTTGCGTAGGAAGCGTTTGACGCTTGAACATGTGAATCGTTTAAGAAAAATCAGAGATTTACGGAAATACGAAACAAAACAACGATTACAATTAGTCAAAAAAATGTATGCTCGCCCTGTCGAGCAGTCAATGTAATAAAATTGTAATTTTCTAGTAGAAAAACACCGTTTTTTCTACCATATGAACTTCATTATAGTGTGCCAATAGTAAGTAGTTATTGGTAAAGCACATTCTTATGTGTGCCCCTTAGCGCAAGGAGACTAATAATGAGTAAAACAGTTCTAGAACAGGCATTAGATCATCTTTTGAATAAAGAAGAAGATAAAGCTAGTGCGTTGTTACATGATTACTATGTAAGCGTTGGTCGTCAGGTCTATGAAGACATTATGACTGATGATGATCAAGAAGATCAACAACAAGAAGCCATCAATTCCGTAGACGAAGTTGATGCAGATTTAACACAAGAAGCCGAAGGCGATGAAGAAGCCGGTATCCAAGATTTGGAAGTACCAGCTGATGATTTAGAAGCCGGCATGGACAATGGCGAAGAAGGTGCAGAACCAGTTAGTTCTGATGCCGCTGATGTTGCTGACGCAATGTTAGATGTAGAATCAGCCCTGGCCAAACTAAAAGCAGAATTTGAAGAGATGGTATCCGGTGAAGGTGACCAGGATTCAGAAATGGGTCCAGAAATGGGTGCTGACGACAATGCCGAAGAAATGCCAATGCCAACAGGCGAGTCTTTAGAAGAAGCTCTAGAATTACAACGAGTAAAACTAGATGCCAATTCAGAAGGCCAAGCAGTAGGCGCCGGTTCAGGTGCAAATAGTGTAACAGGTGCTACTAATACTACTAGCCCAGTTGCAAAACGCAACCCAATGATGGCTCGTCCATCAACATCATTTGGTGGAAGCACAAGTGGAGAAGGCGTTGCCAGCGGCACATCACCAGCTAAAGCACCAAGTTCACAAGATTTAGGCGGAACAACTCGCCCAGCAGTTAGCAAGGTTGCAAAACCTGGTGCCGCTCCTGGACGCGAAGCTGGTTCAAGTTCTTCAGTCTTACCAAAGGGTTAAACCATGCAGAACCTACAGCCACTACGCGAAAACTTATCTTTTGATCAAGCCCAAATGGTTCTTGAAACTAAAGACACGGCCAGTGGCGGTAAGGATCTCTACATGAAAGGTGTTTTTATTCAAGGTGGAGTACGCAATCACAATCAGCGTATCTACCCTGTAAATGAAATCACCAATGCTGTAGAGAGCATTCGTAAACGATTAGATAGTGGTTTCTCCGTTCTTGGAGAAGCAGATCATCCAGACGATCTACAAGTGAACATTGACCGAGTAAGTCATATGGTCACTGAAATGTGGATGGATGGCCCCAATGGTTATGGTAAATTAAAACTTATCCCAACCCCAATGGGTAACATTATCAAAACATTACTTGAAAGTGGTGTAAAGTTAGGCGTCAGCAGTCGCGGCTCAGGAAATGTCCAGGAATCTGGTAATGTTTCCGAATTTGAGATTGTCACTGTTGATGTGGTAGCACAACCAAGTGCTCCAGAAGCTTATCCAACACCAATTTATGAACGAGTAATGGGCAGTCGTAGACGTGCCGCTCTAATGGATGTGGCCTACGCGGCGACCTACGATAGGTCCGCACAAAAACACCTCGAAAATGAGGTTACTAGATTCATTACGAATCTAAAGAAAGTCTGAGGAAAAAACCATGAGTAATTTTACAGAGATGTTGGGCTCAGTTGTTTTATCCGAAGAGGTGCGTGAGAATATCAACGCCGCTTGGGAAAAACATATAGCCGAAAGCCGTGAAACTGTAACGGCAGAATTGCGTGAAGAATTTGCTTCACGCTACGAGCATGATAGAGGACAACTTATCGAAGCAATGGATAAGTTAATGCAAGATACTATCAATGCAGGAGCAACAGATTTAAAATCACTGCGTGAACAAGCAATTGTTCAGCGTGTGAAGTATGCTACAAAGATCAAAGAAGATGCTACAATGCTACAAAAATTGGTACTGGAAACACTTGCCAAAGAAATTGCAGAACTTCGTGGCGATCGTGGCGCACAAAAACAAAGTATTGCTCGCTTAGAAGAATTTGCATTACGCAAGTTAACAGGCGAATTAACTGAATTGCATGAAGATCATAAGGCATTGGTAAACGCTCGCGTAAAACTAGTGTCTGAGGGTCGTAAAGCAATTAATGAAACTCGTACAGCTTTCATTCAGAAAGCCAGTAGCAAGATCAACGGTCTAGTTACAGAGTCATTCAAGAAAGAAATGTCACAGTTAAAAACAGATATTCGTGAAGCAAAAGAAAACAACTTTGGTCGTAAGATCATGGAAGCTTTTGCCGCAGAATTTATGGCATCTAAGTTTGCAGACGGTACTGCCGTTAGCCAGCTTAACAAATCAATTATCGAAATTCAAGGCCAATTGGCCGAGGCTAATACAAAACTAACACATAAAGAAGTACAAATTAGCGAGTCGCTTCGTCGTCAGCGCATTGCGGAAGATCAAGCACAGCGAGTTCGCGTTATGCAAGAATTATGTTCACCATTGTCGAAAGACAAGCGTGGCGTTATGGAAGAGTTATTAGAAGGTACTGATACCAGTAAACTAAAAGACCAATTCCAGAAATACTTGCCATCTGTTCTAAACGAAGAAGTTCGTCGAGAGAAGAAACAACTAGTTGAAGGACAGCAATCACAGAAGACTGTGGTTACAGGTAACAAAGCTCTTAATGAGTCAGTTACTGCCCCAGCCGAAGCTGATGATACTATTCAGCAACTTCGTAAACTCGCTGGAATTAAGAATTAATTAAGGAGACATACAAAATGTCACAAGCTCTATTTGAAGCTAAAAATTGGTCTGCTACCAAGCAGGCTTTGACAGAAGGCCTAACTGGACAACGCAAGTCCACAATGGAAGTCTGTTTAGAAAATACTAAAAAGTATTTGACAGAAACTGCAACTGCTGGTGCAACTGCACAGGGTAATGTTGCTGTTCTAAACAAGGTTATTTTGCCAGTTATTCGTCGTGTAATGCCAACAACCATTGCTAACGAATTAGTTGGTGTACAACCAATGCAAGGCCCAGTATCGCAGATCCACACATTGCGTGTGCGTTATGCAGATGCCGCATCCGCAAGTTCAGCCGTAAGCGGCAACGTCGGTAAAGCTATTACTGCAAATGATGAAGCTCTAAGCCCATTCAGCATTGCTACTCAGTATTCTGGTAGCTCAGCTGGTAAAGCTGAAACCACAGGCACATTAGAAGGTGCCGCTGGTAAGAGAATGAACATCCAGATCTTGAAAGAGACTGTAGAAGCTAAGAGCCGTAGGTTATCAGCTCGTTGGACATTTGAAGCCGCTCAAGACGCACAAGCCATTCATGGTGTTGACGTTGAAGCAGAAATCATGGCCGCTCTAGCACAAGAAATTACTGCTGAAATCGACCAAGAAATCATTGGTTCATTGATTGGTTTAGCAGGTAGTGTATTTGGTACATATGACCAAGGTGCAGTTTCTGGTACAGCCAACTTCGTTGGTGACCAACACGCCGCATTGGCTGTGTTGATCAACCGTGCCGCTAACGACATCGCTAGCCGTACACGTCGTGGTGCAGGTAACTACATTGTTATTAGCCCAACAGCGTTGACAATCCTACAATCTGCTACTACCAGCGCATTTGCTCGTACAACAGAAGGTACATTCGAAGCTCCTACAAATACAAAGTTTGTTGGTACATTGAACAGTTCAGTTCGCGTATATGTTAACCATTACGCTGGCGACGCCGCTCCAGTTCTAGTTGGATACAAAGGTGCAAATGAGATGGATGCTCCTGCATTCTATTGCCCATACATTCCATTGATGAGTTCTGGTGTTGTGTTAGATCCATCAACATTTGAACCAACTGTCAGCTTCATGACACGATATGGTTATGTTGAATTATCAAATGCGTCAAACTCTTTGGGTAACGCTTCTGATTATGTTAACACAATTGCTATCGATGCAACTAACCTAAGCTTCATCTAATCTACTGATTAGTTAAGTTTATACAAAAAGGGCTCTTCGGAGCCCTTTTTCATTGCATAAGTACAGCATGTTTGTAGATATAAAAACAAAATTGGAACGGGCCAGCCACTGTCAAAAGTGTGAATGGTACTATAGACCTGCAAGACAATGTAGACAATGTGGATGATTTATAAATTTTAAAATAATTTTAGAAAGCGAATCTTGCCCAATAGGTAAATGGACCAAAATACATACTGCAAAAACATCCGCTTTGGTAAATACTCCTAAATAAGGAGGCCGCAATGCCAAAATTAGATGATTATGACGACAGTCATGCAACGAATCCTGTAAGCGACACAGCTAAAAATTCGATCGCGAATAAGGTATCAAGTGGAACATCAACACTTGTTACAGCCACACCGTCAAGTTCTGGATTTGGTTCAGCACCTGCCTCAGGTGGTTTTGGTAGTACTACCCCAGCAAGTGGATTTGGTGGCGCAAGCACTAGTGGATTTGGTGGCGCAAGCACCAGTGGATTTGGCGGGTCCGGTTTCAGTGGAGCAAGCGCCAGCGGCTTTGGTGCTGGCTCAAGTACCTTTGGTGCTAGTTCATCCAGCATGTCTCAAACAAATTCGTTCAGTGGCACTGGCCAATCCAATAGCAATTTAACAAGCACTGGCGGAGCCATGCAAGAAGGCGGTACCACGACAATTGAAGCATCAAAAGGATTTGGAGATTTTATCAATAGCAAATGGCGCCCAATGATGGCAGTGATTTATATGATTACCTGTTGCACAGACTTTGTAATATTTCCAGTGCTATGGTCAATAATGCAATCATTATTTCATGGGTCGGTTACAAGTCAATGGTCACCACTAACACTACAAGGCGCTGGCCTGTATCACATTGCCATGGGTGCTGTATTAGGTTTAGCGGCATATGGTCGTAGTCAAGAAAAGATTGCAGGTAAAGCATAATGACAATTAAAATTAATCACTCTCAAGAATCTTTTACACCAGAATCTGGTGTTTTAAAAATTGAAGGTAAAGGAGCCTTAAAGCTTCCCAGCGGGCCCGAATCAGACCGCCCAGTGATTAGTGCCGCCGGCTATGTTAGATTTGATCAAACTGTAACCAAACCTGAATTCTTTGATGGCACCAATTGGCAAACAATCACAGATAAAGTTTATGTTGACAACAAGGTTGCAACAGAGTTGACCAGAGCAACCGGCGCAGAATCAGTGTTAGATCTTAAAATTGATAATTTAGATTTAAATGCATTGACTGATGTAAACATTACAAATCCAACAGACGGCCAAGTAATTACATTTGACTCGGCACTGGGACTTTTTAGAACACAGACACAAGCATTCAGTGCAATCACAAAAATATTTTCTGGTGATGAATCAACAATGACATTTGATCTGCAGATGTCAGTGGCTGGAGTAAACAACTTGGTTGTATCTGTAAATGGAATACAACAAGAACCATTTTACAGTTTTAATTTGATTGATGGGCACATACTTGCATTTGATGAACCTCCAGAACAAAATGATAGAATTTTAGTCAGGGTGTTGAAGAGCACAGTTTCAAGTGACAGGCCTAGACCCAACATTGTTGGATTGTATTATGCCACTCTTTCTAATTTTACCACAATTACAATTGTTGCAACAGATATAACATATGGCACATCAGTTAAAATTGGCGGTAAGGCAATTACTAGAATTGATTATCCGTCATCAGACCGCATGCAAGTCATGATCGAAACTTCATTGATGTCAACTCAGTTTTGGCAACAGTCGCAGGATTTGACAATAGTCGACACCAGTGGCAATGAGTTTGTGTTTCCAGGCCTTATTAGGGTAGGAACCAATCAGCCACATTGGACAGACTCAACCAGCTATATCGGAACATTTTCCGGTGGAGACAGCGTTATTTTTCCAATTGGAGTAAATAATGCTACAAACTTTACTATTGATCCAGCATATGATGGAGAAGCCGCAATTTCGTGGCTATCAATTAGTGGAGGTAATATCGTTGGTACTGCTCCTCAAAACAGTAGTCCAAGCAGATATGAAGTAAAAATTACAGCCAGTGATGGTAGCGTTTATATAACGAAAAACTACTGGTTGTTAGTGATATAATATATTCTCATGTTGGTTGGCACCATACTTAAAAATGCCAAGATTAGAGTTCACTAGAACTCTTTAAGAGGATAAAAAAATGCCAATTATTAAAGCCAGGTCAAGTTCCCTATCAGGATCGTTGGACCTTCGTGGAACTCCTACGGCGCCAACCGCGTCACAGTCAGTACACACAACCCAAGTTGCTACAACAGCCTATGTTGGAACAGCCGTAACAAATTTAATTAACTCTGCTCCTTCAGTACTAGACACACTATCTGAATTAGCAAGTGCGATTAACAATGATGCAAGTTTTACATCAACAGTCACTACAGCACTAGCTGGTAAACTGGCCAAAGCCGGCGACACAATGTCAGGTTTCTTGGTATTGAATGCTGATCCAGTTGCCAACTTAGGTGCTACAACCAAGCAATATGTTGATTCGTTGATCAATGGAATTACAATTAATAGTACAGACGATGTACCAGAAGGTTCAAATAACCTATACTACTTGACAACTCGTGTTCGTGGTGATATTTCATTGTCAAGCAATAACACCAGTGTTTTAGACTATAACAGTACAACTGGTGCGTTCACATACTCACATCCAACAAGTGATGGCGTATTAGAAGGTACTACAAATGTATATTTTACCAATGCAAGAGCTAGAACAGCAGTTAGTTTAACAACCGACGACAACAGTATTTTAACATACAGCAGTAGTACTGGTGGATTTACTTTTGCTAAACCAGACACAGATAAAGTAGCAGAAGGTTCAACCCACTTATACTTTACAACAGCCCGTGCTCGTGCAAGTGTAAGCAATGGTTCCAATATTGCTTATGATTCAGCTACTGGTATTATCAGTACACAAGCCGCAGTTTGGTCAGTTAACGGACAAAACCACACAGTGGTATTGACAACTTCTGACATCGCCGAAGGTACAAATTTATATTATACAGATACAAGAGCCCGTGCCGCAGTAAGTTTAACAACTGGCAACTCTAATCTTTTAGCCTATAACGCAACAACCGGTATTTTCACATTTGTAGTACCAACTACAACTGATATCGCTGAAGGTACAAATTTATATTATACAAACACAAGAGCCAGAGCCGCAATCAGTGCAACAGGTTGGGATAGACTAAGTTATACTGCTGGAACAGGTGTTATCAATATTACTGCTCCAAACACAACCAATGTTGCAGAAGATCCAGCCGCGACAGTATCAAGTGGTACCATGTATTTCACTAACGCTCGTGTCAAGGCCGCAATCAGTGCAGTTGATGCAGGTGGTGATGGTAGTTTTGCATATGACTCTGCAACTGGTGCATTTACTTACACAGGTCCAAGTGATGCTGAAGTTCGCGCACACTTTAGTGCCGCAACAAGTGGAACTGGTTGGGGTGGATTGACATATGACTCAGCAACTGGTGTTAATACATTTGCCAAAGTAACAGATGCAAATATTCGTCAAGCATTGAGCGCCGCAACAAGTGGTACTGGCTTTGGTGGATTGACATATGACTCAGCAACTGGTGTAGTTACATTTGCCAAAGTCACAGCCGCTGATGTTCGTGGCAATTTAAGTGCTACAACAGCTTCAGGTGCCACATATGACTCAGCAACTGGTGTTATTGCATTGGCTAACATTCCAAATGCAAGTTTGACAAACAGCAAAGTTACACTTAACACACATGATGTTTCATTGGGTGGTAGTTTAACATTAAATGCTGATGACATTGCTGAAGCTGTTGGTGGAACCAACAAGTACTTGACAGATGCACGATGGGATACAAGACTTGCTACTAAGACAACAACCAATCTTGCAGAAGGTACTAACTTATATTATACAACAGCTAGATTTGATACACAATTAGCCACTAAGACAACAACCAATCTTGCAGAAGGCACTAACCTGTACTACACAAATGCTCGTGCCAGAGCCGCATTAGTTGGTGGAACTGGTGTATCATACAATACTAGCACTGGCGAAATTGCAATTGGACAGGCTGTAGAGACATCAAGCAATGTTACTTTTGGTAATGTTACAGTTGGTGGTGATTTGACAGTTAACGGTACAATGACTGCTGTAAATTCAACAGTTGTTACAATTGCTGATAAAAATATCACACTTGGTGCAGGTGCCGCAGATGCGTCAGCCGCTAACGGTGCTGGTATTACAGTAGATGGCGCAGGCGCAACAATTACCTATGTTTCAAGTTCAGACAAATGGGCATTGAACAAAGGCTTGACTGTAGCAGGTGACTTGAGTATTACTGGTGGACTGGCCGCACCAAGCTTTACTGGTGACTTAAACGGTAGCGTATCGGGTGCGTCAGGTACATTTAGTTCGTTGATTAACGGACGAGTTGTATTTGCTGGATCTGCAGGCCTATTAAGTTCTGATTCAGATCTAACATTTTTAACTGACACACTAACTGCTACAAAAATAGTTGGCACAACAAGTGTTTCTACTGCTAGTTTGACAGCAAGCTCATTGACAAGCGGTCGTGTTACATTTGCTGGCACAGCTGGACTACTAAGCGATAATGCTGGTTTGACATTTGCCGCAGGTGTATTAACATCTACAGTTGGTTTTGCTGGTGCATTGACAGGTAATGTTACAGGTAACCTGACTGGTAATGTAACTGGACAAGTTAGTGATATTAGTAATCACAACACAAGTCAATTAGCAGAAGATCCAGCCGCGACAGTATCAAGTGGCACCATGTACTTTACACAGGCCCGTGCCCGTAGTACTTTAAGTGTAGTTGATGCAGGTGGTGATGGCAGTTTTGCATATGACTCTGCAACTGGTGCATTTACTTACACAGGTCCAAGTCCAACTGAAGTTCGCGCACACTTTAGTGCCACAGCAAGTGGAACTGGTTGGGGCGATTTGACTTATGCCGCAGGTGTATTCACATACGCAAAAGTAACAGATGCAAACATTCGTCAAGCAGTGAGCGCAACAACAGTAAGTGGTGTAACTTATAGTTCATCAACTGGTGTTATTGCACTAGCCGCTATTCCAAATAGCAGTTTGACAAACAGCAAAGTTACAATTAACACACATGATGTTTCATTGGGTACTAGCTTGGTATTGAACACAGATGATGTACAAGAACTTGGTTCACCAACCAACAAGTACTTCACTGACACTCGTGCTAGAAATGCTATTAGTTTGACCACAAGCAAAAACACAGTATTGTCATACAATGCCACAACTGGTGTATTTGTATTTGACTTGGCCCATACAACAACTGATGATGTTGCAGAAGGTGCAACCAACAAGTACTACACTGACACTCGTGCAAGAGCCGCTATCAGTAACGGTGCCAACATTGACTATGACAACACAACAGGCGTTGTCAGCACACAGGCCGCTGTATGGTCAGTCAACGGACAAAACCACACAGTTGTTCTATCAAGTGATGACATTTCTGATCTTGGTCGTACAAACAAATGGTTTACAAATGCTCAGGCTCGTGCCGCAATTACATTAACATCAAATGATACTAATGTATTAAGCTACAACGGTGGTACTGGTGTATTCACATACGCAAAACCAAATACTGATGCAGTTGCAGAAGGTTCAACTAACCTGTACTATACCAATGCAAGAGCAGATGCTCGTATTGCAGCCGCAAGTATTAATGCATTGGCCGACGTTGACACAACAGTTGGTTTATCTGATGGTTACACACTGGTTTGGTCTGCCGCAGGAAGCAAGTTTGTTCCACAGAACATTGCTACTTCAAGTACATCATTGAACTTTACCGGTGATGGCACAACATTAAGTTACAGTACTGGTGTTTTAGTAAGCTCAATTGACAATACACAAGTGTATGTCAACGGTTTAATCCAAGCACCTACATACTCTTATAGTATTTCTACTACAAGTGGTATAACAAGTATTGTATTAACTGAAGCTCCGGAACAAGACGATTATATCTATATTCGCGTAAGTTCAGTCTCTGGCTTGACAGCTGGTGGTGTTCTAAATGAGTCTAGTACAATCGACGGTGGTACATACTAATCTAATTTAGAATCTAAATTGGTTGAGTAAAAGGGAGGGCATAGGAAACTATGCCTTTCCTGCTAAATACTGCGTCAAATTGACTTTGAGGTAAGAGTATAAATGCCAATATTTCGCGGTAGAAATTTAGTAAGTGCAATCTCAGACTATAAAGATAGTGCAAGAGTTGTGCTTCGTTCCCCTATTGACCTGGCCAATTCTGTTTTTACAATTGACGGAGTGACACTGAACGATAAAGATAGGGTATTGTTGGCTGGCCAAAGTCCAGCAACTACCAACGGAATTTATACCTGGTCGGCCAGCACTAATAAACTCACAAGATCAAAGGACGCAGATAGTAGCGTAGAGTTGACTTCCGGCGCCAAAGTGTATGTGGAAGAAGGAACTATTAACGAAAAAACAACATGGACTGTGATCACTGCAGGAAATTTTACAATTGGCACATCAAGTATTGTATTTGCCAAAGAAAGCAGAATTGGTCCAGTTGATTTATCTGGAGCCTACGGCGCTTCTACCAAAACCCTAACAATAACATTAAACGAGTCCGGCCAAATTGACTCAATCGCCCAATCAGACATAGCTCTCGATGGCGGCGAATTCTAAAATATTCAAGTACTACCACTGATTATTGGTTGGTCCTGGTAAATAGCTTTGGAAAGAATGGACGAAACCCATCAATAGACCAAAAAGGGAGTAGATACTCAAAATGGCCAATCAAATCATTTTAAAGCGTAGTTCACAGGCGAGCAAAGTTCCAACAACAGCTCAACTAGAATTAGGCGAAATTGCTATCAACACATATGACGGCAGAATTTTCATCAAGAAAAACAACGGAGCAACATCAGTTGTTGAAATTGGTGGTGTAACAACCGTCAACACATACGGCGGCGCAGTAGTTCTAAATGCAGATGATGTATTAGAAAAAGCATCATCGCCAAATAATTTATATTTCACTAATGCTCGTGCAAGAGCCGCATTAAGTGGAACAGGTAGCATCAGCTACAGCTCATCAACTGGTGTTATCACAACTACCCAGTCAATCACAACTGCCGCTACACCAACATTTGCTGGTTTAACATTGACCGGCAACATGGGTATCACTGGTAACATTACACCAAGTGCAAGCAACACCTATAGCCTAGGTACTGCTTCATATCCGTGGAAAGACGTGTTTGTTGGTCCAGGTACATTGTATGTTAACGGCAAAGCAGTTATTCAGGACACATCAGGTACAATGACTTTCAGTACTGACACTGACCAAAACATGCGTATTACCACAGCTGGTACTGGTGTTTTACAATTGGGTTCAAGTACAACATTAACAGCAGTAAGCGGTACTTTACAAATTCAAAGCGGTAAGAATGTCACTGACAGCGCAGGCGTAGCAGTTTCGTTTGGTAATGCCATTAACATGAACACTGCCAAAATTATTGGCCTAGGTACTCCAAGTGCCAATACAGATGCCGCAACAAAAGGTTATGTTGATAGTACAGTTGGCGCATTAAGCACAAGCAGTATCACACAAGGTAACTCAAGTGTTTCAGTAGTTGACACAGGAACAGGTTCAATTACACTGACAGCAGATGGTTCAACAGCCATGACCGCTGATGCAACTGGTGTTACAATTTCAGGCAACTTGACAGTCAACGGAACAACAACCACAGTCAATTCAAATACAATTAACTTAGCTGACAACATTATCACATTAAACAGTGATTGGACTGGCTCAGCCTCACAAAATGCTGGTGTTGAAGTCAATCGAGGTGATGATTCCAAGGTATCATTGCGTTGGAATGAAGGTTCGGACATTTGGCAATTTACAAATGATGGCGCAACATACTATCCAATGGCAGTCAATACAGATGGATTGGCAGAAGGTAGTACAAACCAATACCATACAACCACTCGTGCTAGAGCCGCATTGAGTGCAACAACAGCAACTGGTGTTAGCTACAGTAGTGCAACAGGTGTAATCAGCTTGGGTTCTATCCCAAATACTGCATTGGCAAACAACAGCATCACTATCAATGGAACAGCAACAGCATTGGGTGGAACTCGTACATTGACAACTAGCGATGTTGCCGAAGGTACAAGCTTATACTATACTGATACTCGTGCTAGAGCCGCACTCAGCGCAACAACTGCAACAGGCGTTGCATACAACAGCTCAACAGGTGTTATTTCTTTAGCCAGCGTTCCAAACTCATCGTTGACAAACAGCTCAGTCACAATTGGTTCAACTGCTCTAAGCTTAGGTGCAACATCAACTGTGTTTGCTGGCCTAACAAGTGTAACATCAACAAGTTTTGTTGGTGCGCTAACTGGTAATGCTACAACAGCTACTACATTGGCAACAGCCCGTACAATTAACGGTGTAAGTTTTGATGGTAGCGCGGCAGTTACAGTTCATACAGCAGGTACAGGTATCAGCGTAAGTGGTACAAGTGTTGCAATTGATACTGCTGTAACAGTTGATAAAACAACTACTCAGACTTTGACCAACAAAACATTAACAAGCCCAACAATCAACGGTGCAACAATTGGTGGTCATTTGCTTCCAAGCACTGATGTTACATACAACTTGGGTAGTGCAACCTACAGATTCAAAGATCTATTCTTAAGCGGCAACACAATTCAACTTGGTACTGCAACAATCTCTGCCAGTGGCAGTGGTGTTGGTATGTCAAGCTTGGCACTAACTGGTGCAACAAGCGGTACTGTTACATTAACTCCTCCGGCAGTGGCAGGCACAACAGCAATTAGTATTCCAGCAACAAATGGAACATTGGTAACAACAGGCGACACAGGTACTGTTACAAGCACAATGATTGCCGACGGTACAATTGTCAACGGTGACATTAGTGCCAGCGCCGCAATTGCCTACAGCAAATTGGCACTAACTGGTGCAATTTTAAATGCTGACTTAGCTGGTAGTATTGCTACAAGCAAGATCACTGGTTTAGCTACATCTGCTACAACAGATACAACTAATGCAAGTAACATTACTAGCGGTACATTACCAAATGCTCGTTTAGTAAGTGTTCCAAACAGCGCATTGGCAAACAGCTCAGTAACAGTTGGTACAACAGCAATTGCATTGGGTGCAAGCTCAACAACATTGGCTGGTTTAACTAGTGTTACATCAACTGGCTTTACTGGTGCTTTGACAGGTAATGCAGACACAGCAACAGCATTAGCAACAGGTAGAACTATTGCTTTAACTGGCGATGTCACATACACTAGCCCATCATTTACTGGTGCTGGCAATGTAACAGCGGCAGCTACACTGGCCACAGTCAACAGTAATACTGGTGCATTTGGTTCAGCAACGGCTATTCCAGTAATCACAGTCAACGGCAAGGGTTTAATTACTGCAATTTCAACAACAGCAGTTTCTATTCCAAGTGGCGCTTTAACATTCACTGGTGATGTAACAGGTTCAGGTACAACTGGTAGTTCAACAGCATTGACAATTGCCACCGGCGCAGTTACAAATGTCAAACTAGCAAACAGTTCTGTTACAGTCACAGCTGGTACAGGCATGTCAGGTGGCGGTGCAGTGGCATTAGGTAGCACAATTACATTGACCAATGCTGGTGTAACAAGTATCGTTGCTGGTACAGGTATTAGCGTAAGTGGTGCAACAGGTGCAGTTACAGTTACCAACAGTATCACAAACAACAACCAGTTGACAAACGGTTCTGGCTATGTTACATCAAGCGTCTTGGCAAGTACACACACTGGTGCATTGTCCACAAGTAGTGCTTGTGCAACAGGTGCTTTGACAGTTACTGGTGCTATTACAGCTACTGGTGAAGTTACAGCTTACTACTCAGACATTAACTTGAAGAAGGACATTGTAGAAATTACAGATCCTATTGCCAAGGTAATGAGCTTGCGTGGTGTTACTTTCCGTCCAAATGATACAGCGTTGGCCTTGGGCATTGTTGACAAAGAAGAAGTTGGTGTTATTGCTCAAGAAGTTGAAGCAGTATTACCACAGCTTGTATCAGCCAGTGCATTTGAAGGTTATAAAACTGTTAAGTATGAGAAGTTGACAGCATTGTTGCTCGAAGCAATTAAAGCCCAACAGCTACAACTTGATGCCTTAACAGCTCAAATTGCTAAGTTAGGCGGTTCGGCTACAACCGAACTTTAAGCTCTGGTAACTAGCAAAGGAGATATACATTATGGCAATCCTTCCAGCAACTGGATCGGCAATGACTTTTACTAATGTCAAAAAGGGCTACAGCAATGCGGCCCCAGGCGCAGGCTCAAATACCGCATTACGCGGTACACTTGGCGCTTACATTAGTATCAGTACAGGTGCCGTTAGTTTAAGTTCTACATTTGGCGGTCGAAGTACACCTTATGCAACTTAATCGTTGATAAACAAAGAAAGGGCGGCAACGCCCTTTCTTTTTGGTTATGATTTCAGAAAATATTTTGATACATAGTAAGTTATTAAAGGAGTTTACCCATGCAACTATCACAAGTTGAAGTTCTAGCCAGTTCTAGAGCGTTATTGAAGAATGTACCATTCCGTACCAAATTTGAAAGAGAAAACTTTCTATATGGATCGGCCAGTGGTCCAAGACTATTGGTTATTCTTTGCCAAGAAATTGAAGCGTTGAATAATTTGTTCGAGCAAACCAGCAATGAAGACGAACTAGCGTCAGTGCTAAATGAAATGAATATCATTCTAGAAAAAATTAATGAACTAAAGGCTGAAATTGGCACAGATATTGAAACAGCCTTGGAAAATGCAGAACCTGAATTCTGGGTAGAAGCATTGGCCAGAAAAGCCGCAATTGAAGCATTGACACAAAAGTTTAGTTTTGATAATATGGAACAGATGTTAAAATTACCAGCTGAACTGTATGAAGAAACAATTACCAAGTGCCAAAGTTTTCTTAATGTAATTAATAAGACCACCAGGTTAGCAGAACGCAAGGCAAATTTATCTAATGTGCCAAGTGACGTGGGCGAATAAAACTTGTTAAAGTCCGGGAAAACTATCTTTGATAAACAACCTGCTTTGAGTGAGCAGGTTGTAATCTGCATTCCAACAAATGGAATGATGCATTCATTGAGTGCGTTTTGCCTAACCAACGCAATACGATTCACTGAAAAGCAAGGTATACCAGTAGTACTAGAAATGGATGCAGGTACAGTATTGAGCAATCAACGACAAGTATTGTTAGATAGTGCTATTAATACTCATCAAGCAGATCACGTCATGTGGTTTGATAGCGATATGACATTTCCAGAAGATGTCATTGTCAGACTACTTGAACACAATAAAAATGTTGTTTGTGCAACATACTCCAAGAGAGTAGAGCCATTTCATGTCACTGCTTTTTACAACATTAATCCTGTTGAACCAGTGGATGTCAGCGGTCACGGTCTAGCTGAAATAAAATACACAGGAATGGGTTGTGTATTAATGAAGGCCAGTATCGTCAATGAAATTCCAAGCCCACATTTTCCTCTAAAGTGGCATGCACCCAGTTCTTCATGGCACGGCGAGGATATGGGTTTTTGCGAAGTGCTTTCGCAGAACAATGTTAAAATATTTTGCGACTTAGATCTTAGTCGAGAGATTGGGCATTTAGGGACACAAGAATTTTATGTGAAGTAGGCAAGCTGACAAAAAATGAGCACCAGCGATTTAATTTTTTAAGATTGATGCCTGCAGAAATATGATATTCTGGATACATATCATTGGCCAGCACACTACGCATACTTGCACCATCCAACACTGAGCTCATTACAAGTTTAGTCTTGAGACTTTGGTCTAAAATTATACTATTGAGCAACGGATGGTACCACAATTCCTCATTGATGAGACGACGAATTTCCAAGTACCATCTTTCTGTGTGACTGATAGAATTTTTATACAGATTATTTAGAAGAGGGTTGTTAAGCCACGGCTCCCAACAATGTTGATATTCTAGTTGGTGGTGGGGCCCTGTATAAATGTCAAGTAATTTTTTATTTGGCGCCTTAATTACTCTTAACATTGTTTAATAACCCTTCGAGCGTTTCTTTAAAACCTCTACTGTTAAACATCTTGGCTGTATTGCGATGCAATGGCTGTGGCCACTCCCACATGTTTACCCAACAATAACCTGCACTCTCTGAATCAATGATGGGTACAAACTCGTCTTCGCATAAGATTAGATAACTGACATGTCTAAATCGTTTGTCTCTAGTGGTGAAAGTGTACACATGACTGATTGCAATAGTTTCTGGCACACCAGGAAAACCTAGTTCTTCACACAGTTCTCTTTTGAGTCCATTGAGGTCACCTTCATTGCCTTCAAGCTTGCCGCCCCATATGCCCCAACACATGCTGTGTGATTCACTGGGACTTCGCAACTGCATCATTGCTCTGCCTGTTTTTTTACTTACGATTAGTGCGCCTACTGCTCTCATACTTTGTAGTTAGTTGACTATGCGCCACCAGCCTTGTTCGAATATTCCTTCTATTGCCAATACCCAATCTGTGCCATTGAAGTATAACTTTTTCATTGTGTTGGCATTGGTAGTATAACCACTGGTGTTGACAGCCCGTGCATCAAATGAAACAATCCAATTACTGCCGTTATACTCAATAATGTCATTGGTAAATGCTTCCAAGTTGCCCCACAAGCTATTCATAATCATGTTGTTGGCCAATAGATATCGCTGTCCAACAGCCGGCACAGGAATATTGGCTGTGCCCGGAGAAGATCTTTCTGGATCAACTACACCGTTGATCATTGGGATTGTATCAGTTGGCAATGTGCTGTTGTCCATAGAATAGCCAAGTACATTTTCATTTCCAGGAACTTCAACCACCCGTAAAATTATTTCGTTTGGATCCAGTGCATCGCCCAATTTCAATCGAAGTTCAGTAATGCCATTTCTAATGCCGCCGTGTATCTCAAAGTGTGATTTCCAACTTAGGTTTGCACCAGTGCTGTCGTCATTGTCTTTTGCAGTATTATCATTGTTCAGTAACTGAACAAAATCTTCATTTACCTTAATGTGACGATCTTTAAAAGTGATCCATTGTCTGCTGTTTGCAGTCTGCTCATTGAGCACAATGTTGTCAAGGAATGTTGTAGCATCAATTGGGCTGTTGAAAGCACTAATGCTGGCAAGAATACTATGGATAAGCACCTGTCTTTTGACCTTGGCAGGTGGTGTCAAATAAATTGGCAGGGAGAAGATTAAACTTGCTACGTCTATGATATCGTCTGTTCCTTGCGGAATACTACGAGCAGTCCAAGTAATGTTTACAAGTTCTACCACTGCCAAACTGGTCCAGTCATATGGATTCTGACTGCTTTGTAAGTTAACACTTGGATTGAACAATAGTAAAATTTGCTCAAGTAACTGAAGCTTCTGTTCTGTATTACTGGTCCAAATGTCCACATTGATTGTTAGATCAAACGGAATAGGTGCATGTCTTTCTAAGGTATAAGTTTCACCAATGCTATCTAGTACATTGCCCAGTGGGTCAACTGCCTTCTCATAAATTTGCACAGCATCTTGATGCGACGGATTTAGGCGGCGATCTGCATTGGGCACAAGCTCTGCAATATAACAACTGATGGCAGGCACACTAAGAATTGTGTTCTCGCTGTTTTTGCGAAGTATGTGTTGACTCATACGATTCGTATCACCGTAGCGTACCGGCACTTGATGATAGTAATCATCATTGTTTGCATCCTTGCCCATCTTAACACTGAAGCCGCCAAACACACGCATGAACTGAAGCAACCAGCGTCTTATTTGTTGGTCGTAAAAATATTGTTGAGCCATTAATTATCTGCCTTAGGTTTTACAAATACTTTACTCAGGGCCTGGCGTTCAGGAACAGTATTAACAGTTCCACCAGCGCCTTGCGTAGTGGTAGTATTTGTATTGTTAATAAAATTGCCAGCGTTGACAGTATTGTTGATCCACTGCATTTCGTTCAAGTTGTCCATGACCCTATGCCATTTATTTCCACGATACACAAATAATCTAGTTGGAGTAAAATCTGCTCTTTGAAACAACATGCCCTGACTTGGCGCATCTGGAAAAGACAATCCACTGTCAACGCCTGTACGATCACTGGAATTTTCAGGGGTAGCAACATGAATGATACTTGTACTCTGTCCGCTCATTACATTTATTACTGGAACATTTGTAATGTTATCAAATGGAGTATTAAGGTAGCCGGTGTTTGGAGTCATTACTTTTGCTGATTCAACAATGGCATTGCTAATTTGAATTTCTCGATTGTAGGTACTCAATGCATTTTTCAAGCTGTCTTCATCTTCTGGATTGCCTAAGATGCTACGATATTCCTGTGCATCATTCATTGGTGCCACTTTGATTCGCCAAAGATGCGACCACCAAGTTGGACCAAAGCCTTCTGCGGCTTTTGATGCATCCTGTACTACATAAAATTTGTTAATACTTTTTGCGTTGGCATCTAATAGTAAATCGTCATTCAAGTGCGGCAACTCAATGACATCACCTGCCATTAATTTTCGCCCTAGATGTTTGACCATCTCATTGGTATGGAATGTGATAAACAAGGTGTCAGCATTTAAAAATAAACCAAACTGACTCAAGTCAAAGTCTTGGTCGTTGACATTATAAGTACCACGCAATTCATAGATAGTGGTATCGTATACACGATCGCGGTTTTCCATAAACAAGATGTCTTGTATGTCCATTTCGTTAATTTCGGTCTGAGCCGCCAAATTTGGCTTGGCCGGATCTGATCCATCCTCAACTGCCGCTGGTCCTAAATATTTGTGGACCAACATGCTGGTGCCGCTGGCATCTACCATGTCACGGATCACACGGTCCTGATAGTAATAGTCTTGCGTTTTAGCGTTTTTCCAAAGTGAGATTCTAGGCATAATTTCCTCAGGTCCATTATGGACCTATTCTATTGTGTTATTTACCGCTTAGATGTCGCTTGACAGGTTCGCAAAGATAAGTTATAATAGCATCTATACGCTACTAACTTGGAGTAAAACATGGCCACAGCAACTAAACGCACAGTCGCAAAACCCCCTAAAAAGAAAAAAACACTGGGCCGAAGCACTCGTACTGCCAGAGACTCTGGCACAGTAAAATTTGATGCCAATGGCAAGCCCAAGCTAAAAGCCATCCAAGTCACTGACATTCATCGTATGGGGCACGAACCAGAATGGACTGAACAGGGCACATGGGATGAAGTGCAACGCAGAATTCAAATGAGCCGTGCGTTCAACTGGTACAACTACTCCTGTGATCACAAAGATGCCAGGGCATTTTTTGAAGCATATTGTGCTACTAAAGAAGAATTGGCACATTATCCTGCCAAGTTCAAAGCAGTCAATGACAGCCAGTATACTTTAACAGTTGGTTGGGTGTGCCGTATGGTGCTGGCAGGATTTGAACTGCAAAATGATGAGGAGCGTCACATCCATCAGCTAATTGGAAACTTGGAAGCTCGTCTTGCTTCTGAGAAAAATGTGGTAGTTGATCCAGCGGTACCAGTGGTCAAAAAAGAAACAATCCAAGACAGGCTTGCTGAAAAGTTAAGTGAAGCAATGGGCGAGATTGAAGGAGCAATTGACGAGTTTATAACTGAAGGCAAAGAATTTTCTGCTTACAAATTCTTACAAGGGCAAAACATTTCTGTGCAGTACATTGCCAAAGTGGCAGAATTCATCCAACCCAAAATTAACGAACTAAATGAATTGCTGGAAGGAAGGGACAGCCAGCTCATGGAAGGGTACAAACACATGAGCAAGCGTGATGTCAAAGCATTAATCAAGTTCTACGAGGCAATTATCAATGATGCTAGTGCATACAAAACTAGTAAAATTGCCACTCGTGCCAAGCCCAAGCGCAAGCCAGTGCCACCTGAGCGCCAAGTTAAAGGTCTAAAGTATCTTAGAGAGTTTGCTGAGCTTGGTCTCAAGAGCATTAACCCAACTGAGATCTTAGAAATGAGTGAGCTGTGGACTTACAATACCAAGACTCGCAAGTTGGGTCGCTTTGTTGTAGCCATGCATGGCGACATGGTAGTGGGACAGTTGGGCGTTAAGGGCTCTGCTATCATTGGCTTTGATGAGATCAAGAGCACTTGCAAGACCCTGCGTAAACCCGCAGAAAAGCTGGCAGAGTTTAAGACACAGGGCAAGCCCGGATTGCGTAAGTTTATGGACACCATTAGATCAGTGGAAACCAGGTTAAAAGGGCGCATTAGTCCAGAAACAATCTTGCTCCGAGCAATCAAGTAGGTTTTGTGGAGTGTCTCCGGTAAATAGTCTCGGAGACACTATATGGCAGACGACACAAAAACATCCGAACGATCAAAAGTACAACGATTCATTGAGCTTAGTCTCGGTGGTGGCATGGTTGATATTGAGCTTGACAAAGAACACTACGATCTTGTGATTGATAAATCTATTGATTACTACCGCCAGCGAAGCAGTCGTGCAGTAGAAGAAAGCTTCATGATTTTAAATTTACAACCTGCCGAAAGCACATACTATCTGCCAGACGAAATCAATGAAGTTACCAATGTTTACAGATCCAGTGGCGGCGGTATTGGAACCACGGCCGCATCATTTGAACCGTTTGAAGCTGGCTATCTTAATATGTATATGCTGAATGCCACAAGAGGCCAAGGACTTGCAACTTTTGAGTTATACATGGGTCAGCGCAAGATGCTTGGCTACTTTTTTGGTGCCAATTTGATGTTTACTTGGATTTCCGAAACAAAGCGTTTGACATTACATAGAAATATCAAAGGTGATGAACCAGTTATTTTACATACATTCAATTATCGTCCGGTTGAATCACTGCTGGCTGACACCCATTGCAAGCAATGGCTTAGAAATTACAGTTTGGCCAATGCAAAAATGATACTAGGACAAGCTCGTAGCAAGTTTGCAAGCTTGGCCGGACCGCAGGGTGGAGTACAATTGAACGGCAATGATCTGATCACACAAGCATCAGCTGAAATAGAAAAGCTGGAAGATGACTTGTCAAAATATTCAGATGGTGGCACACCACTGGGCTTCATAATTGGCTAAAAAATAATTGACCTAGTGTCACAGTTGTGCTACACTTAGCTATGACTACAAAAATTATTGGCGTATGTGGATTTATAGGGTCTGGTAAAGACACAGCCGCAGACTATCTTGTTAACTTTCACGAATTTCGCAGAGATTCTTTTGCCTCAACCCTCAAAGATGCGGTAGCCGCCGTTTTTGGCTGGGATAGAGAAATGCTGGAAGGCCGCACTAAACAAGCCCGTGAATGGCGAGAACAAGTGGATCCTTGGTGGAGCACCAGACTTGACATGCCAAACCTAACTCCTCGCTGGGTTTTACAGTGGTGGGGAACTGAAGTTTGCCGTAAAAGCTTTCACGACGACATATGGATTGCAAGTTTAGAAGCTCGCTTACGAAATACCACAGATAATATTGTAATTTCTGACTGTAGATTTCCCAATGAAATCAAAGCAATTAGAAATGCTGGTGGACAAGTGATCAGGGTAGTGCGAGGAGAAGATCCAGAATGGTACGATATTGCCATAAGTACAAATGCTGGTACTTTCAACCATATGGCCACTGCCTACTCAGATGTGCATGCCAGCGAATGGGCTTGGGTTGGTACCAAGTTTGATGCAGTAATTGACAACAACAGTACTGTGGATAATCTATATAAACAGCTAGAAATGGTTGTCCAGTAAATTATAAAATCAGTTGTACCGCTAAATATCGTCATTTTTCGTTTTATAGCTAAATATCTTCATGAAGGGTAATGAGAATCCCTTAAGATTACGGAGATATTAAAATGGCTCAGCTAGTTTCCCCAGGCGTAAGTGTATCGATCATTGATGAAAGTGCATACGCATCTGCAGGCAATGGAACTGTACCTGTTATTGTTTTAGCAAGTGCTTCTAACAAGAAAGCACCAGACGGAACAAGCGCAACTTACACTACAGCACCTTTTGCCCTTAAACCACTAATGCTCACAAGCCAGAGAGAATTAGTACAATTATATGGTGAACCAAATTTCACTATCGTCGACGGCACACCAGTACACGGTCACGAATTAAACGAATACGGCTTGTTGGCCGCTTACTATTACTTAGGCATTGCCAACCGCGCAATTGTTGTGCGAGCAGATCTAAAGATGGAAGAATTAGAGCCATCAGCAATGGCACCAGTTGGTCCTCCAACCAACGGTCAATACTGGTTAGATACATTGTTTTCATCTTGGGGAATCTTTGAAGGCGACGGCAACAAGTGGATCAAGCAAAAAGTTAGAGTCACTGTTGGTGCGCCAGGCAACGGCGTTGGTGCCAACGGAGACTATGCAGTAGATGCCAGTACCACAATGCGCCAGTTCTATAAAAAATTAGCTGGTGCCTGGGTACATTTAAGTTCAGCCGCAATTTCTGCCACTGTTACAATTAGTGCTCACTATAACCGTCCAACTCCAACACTTGGAAATGTTTGGTTTAAAGTAACAAGTCCAAATGCAGGATTTGCTCCAGTCATTAAGAAATACAATGCAAGCACAGAAACATGGACAAAACAAGTAATTGGTCCAAACGGTGCTGACATGAGAATTGGTTACGGCAACAACACACTTGCAACTACAGCATTTGGAGATGCACTAAATGTAAATGATCTTTACATTGAATTTCCAGATAGCAACGAAGCAAAATTTCAAATTAGACGCTACAATGGTGATGCTTGGGTTGTAATTGATCCATCAGCAGGCGATGACAAACCAGCAGGCGCAATTCCAAATGGTAAGTTATGGTATGATGCCGGCGACACCGTTGACATCTATGTAAAAGATACAGTGGCAGGAACACCAATTTGGAAAGCAGTCAGTCAAGTTGATGTCAACACTGAAGAGCCAGCAAATCCAAGCTTTGGCGATGTATGGGTTGACACAAATGACATGGCCAACTATCCATTACTAAAAGTATATGATGGTAGTGCTTGGGTCGCTCGTGACAATGCAGACCAAACTACAGAAGAAGGTTGCTTGTTTGTTGATTTAACAACAACATTGGGCGACACCACAGGAACACAAAATGGTGCAACAGCATTAGAGACAGCACCAAACCCAGCTTACTATCCAGATGATATGCTATTATGGAACAGCGCAATGAGTTCTGGTAATGTTAAGAAATGGGTAGAAGACGGAGATATGAGCCGTTGGCACACAGAATCTGGCAATATCGATGCAGGCGCCAAAGCCGGTGCTCCTTACATGTTTGACAAGGCACAACGCCGAGTAGTTGTCAAGCGTTTACAAGAAGCATTGACAGACAATCCGGATCTTCGTGCAGAAACACTAGACTTCAACTTAATTGCAACTCCAGGATATGTTGAATGTTTAGACGAAATGATCACATTGAATTATGATCGTAAGGAAACAGCGTTTATTATTGCCGACACTCCAATGAAGTTATCAAGTAGAATGAGTGATGTTCATACTTGGGCATTGGGTACACAAGCAGGCAGTAACAGTGCCGATGGCCTAACAACTCGAAGTAGCGGAGCCGCAATTTACTATCCAAGCTGTTTATCAACAGACTTGAATGGCAACGATGTTGCAGTTCCAGCAAGTCATGCAGTATTGCGTGGCTTTGCCTACAACGACCAAGTTGCTTATCCATGGTTTGCACCAGCTGGTTTAACTCGCGGTGCGCTAAGTGGCATCAGTAACTTGGGTCTAGTAACTTCTGAAAACGAATTCATGCCAATGGCATTGAATCAAGGTCAGCGAGATACATTGTATCTTGACAAGATTAACCCGTTGGTCAACTTCCCAGGCCAAGGTTTGTACATCTGGGGACAGAAAACATTGTACGCGGCAGATACCGCATTGGATCGTGTTAACGTCGGCCGTTTATTAGCTTACTTGCGTAAACAGTTTGATATTATTGCTCGTCCGTTCATATTTGAACCAAACGATCAAAAGACTCGCGATCGTATTATTTCTGTATTCAACGGCTTCTTGGCAGATTTGTATAGCAAAAGAGCTGTTTATGACTTCTTAGTAGTTTGTGATTCAACAAACAATACACCAGCTAGAATTGATAGAAATGAACTGTACATTGATGTGGCAATTGAGCCAGTCAAAGCCGCAGAATTTATCTACATTCCTGTTAGGGTAGTAAACACTGGCGCGATTGCCGGCGGCACTAAATAAGGACAAGGAGAAATAAAATGGCGGTCCAATTAGACAAATTTAATGTACCAGGTGGTAGCTCAGGCGCTCTTGTTCAACCAAAGTTAGGTTATCGTTTTCGCGTAGTCCTAAATAACTTTGGCAATGGTGCTGATACACTTGAACTAACAAGTCAGGTTGTTAGCGTAACTCGTCCAAGCGTAACGCACGACGATATCACAGTTGATGTTTACAATTCAAGAATTTTCTTGGCAGGTAAACACACTTGGGATCCAATTACAATCACTGTAAAAGATGATGTAACTGGCAAAGTTGCAACAGCAATTGCAAAACAACTTGAAAGACAGCTGGACCATGCTAGTCAAGCCGGTGCAACATCTGGACAAGGCTACAAATTTGGTTTGCGTATTGAAAACTTAGATGGCGGAAATGGTGGCGAAGTTGTGTTAGATGGGTGGCACCTAGGTGGTGCATACATTCAAAACGTCAACTACGGTGAGAACAACTACTCAAGCAGTGATCCATTGAACATTACCATTGCCATCAAGTATGACAATGCCAACCATATTGTAACGGATATCCCAGTACTAGAAGGTGACACACCAGACAACACAGCAGGCGTATCAACAGCAGGTGCTTCAGGCGGTTAATAACTAGCTTTAATATCAAGTGATAAGTAAGTGTAAGCAGAAATGCTTGCCCTTATTAGGAGAAATAAAAAGGGCGAGAAATCGCCCTTTTTCATTATAACAAATGTCATATTCAAATTTAGCAACACGACTTATTGGCCGTCAGGAAAATGGACTTCCTCTTGAAAGCGGATTCCCTTACCTAAAATTTGCATGGGATGTTGTTCTCAGTGGTGAAGGCATTGGTTCAAGTCCCCCGTTGGTCGCTAAAACTTGTGAGTTGCCACGCTGGTCTACTGACACACAAATTATCAATGTCTACAACCATAAAACAATTGTACAAACAAAATTCAACTACGAACCAATTACTATAAGCTTTTATGACCAGTGTAACAAAGTTGCAGATTCGGTGATTTGGAAATTTGTGCATGGTCAGTTTGATTGCACAGACGGCAGTAAAAAAGCAGACTTTGCGTCAATCGAAGTAAAAATTACGCAGAAGTCGTTGGGAGGTGGCCCTACCTCTGATAAAATATACACATTGAAGAATGCATTCATTACAGATGCACAACACGATACTTTGGATTATGCAACTAGTGATGTGGTGTTATGGACAGTGACAATTAGGTATGAAAATATGGAATCTGAATTTTGTGATGGACAGGCACAAGATGTTACCACTGGTGTTGGTGCTTCGGCGTTGAACAAGACTCAATCACCTCCAAATGCAATATCAACCCCAGTGAATCCAGCAGTTAACAAGCCAGCTGATAAACCTGTAAATGGCTGGGTGCAAAATGGCGGCGGTTCCGCCAATAACAGTGATCCGACTTCGGCGTCATACGGAATCCCAAGAGGAAGAGCTGGTCTACACAAGCTACCAGGTGATGTTGGATATGATCCAAATATAAATCCAGTCAAGCCAGGAAGCCTGGCCAGTCGTCGAACAACATTGCCACCAGATCCACATGCCAAGCCACCGACACCAACAGTGGAATCTTTTATGGCAAGAAGCTTTAGTACAACTACACCACAATTTGTAAATACAGTTACAATTCCATTGGATAATAACACAGCAGAGCCAAGTTTGTATGATGCAAGCACTGGTACAGTTTCTCCTGCGACAAATAGTACTTTTCCAACTCGCACCGAGGCCAGCAAACAGTCAGACTTTTTGTCTAGACTAGAAAACATGCCCGACTTCAAGTCAAGCACTACAGAATGGCAAACTGCATTTAAGAACAATTTTAATCCTGCCAGCGATTCTCCAAAGGATTTACAGATAGCAGTCAAGCAAGCTCAACTGGAAGCCAATACATCAACACAGAGATATGCACCCGAAGTCAGAGTGGTCGATAGAGAAGTAATCTATAATACTGCGCTGAACCAACAAAAAGAAGCAATTGGTCCAGCTGTTGTCAACGGATATGCACCTGTCAACGCCAACGATACCAAAAGCAATACACTATCAAGCCAACAGGCCGCTCGACAACAAAGTTATCAAACAACTAATCCATTAAAGGGTAATTCAACAGTATGGTAAAAGTAATTCCACAAGTGGACTTTGACAAAGCAGTTCAAAAGATTTTATCAGTTGGACTGTCCAGGATTGCCGCAGAAAACATTGTGATTGTTTTTTGGAATGTGTGTGTAGAAAAAGATTTAAACTTTAAACAATTTGTTGACAAAGCTACCAGCACAGGTAAAATAGATGTTGATCAAAACATATTGGATTATATCAATTTAACCTTGCCCAACACAGTTAGATATTACAAAGACAAACCTGCCAAATTGAGTACTGTAATTGCTCGTGAACTATAATGGCCAACAACTACTCACAAGGGTTCTTTACTCCAACGCACCCGGAGAAATATGTAGGTAAAGGCACTCCTAAATACCGCAGTGGTTGGGAACTGACATTCATGCGTTTTTGTGACAACCATCCGGGTGTAGTTAATTGGGCAAGTGAAAATGTACGCATACCTTATCGCAATCCTTTCACAGGAAAAGACACATTCTATGTTCCAGACTTCTTTGTTGTGTATCAAAATGCCAATGGTAGACATGCTGAACTGGTTGAAATCAAACCCAAGTCACAAGCAGTGATGGAACTTGCCCGTAGCCAGCAAGAAAAAGCCGCTGTTGCACTCAACATGTGCAAATGGGCGGCCGCCAAAGCATGGTGCCAGCGTATGGGTGCCACATTCCGTATTCTAACAGAAGAAGACATTTTTAACAATGTAAATCCGACTCGGAAGAGACGCAAATAGTCATAAGTAGTTCATGACTAAAAAATTAGAAGAAGTGTTTGGCTTTGCACCGATTGACGAAGCCAATGCTTTATTAGACACACAACCAACTGAAGTTCCTGTGGAAATACAGGAGGAAATAGATACTGCACTGGCAACCATTGACATGGCAACTCGTGTAGATATTGCGTTGCCTACTGTAACAGATATGGCTTCAGCAGAGCGAGAGCTGGATGGACTTGCAAACAAAGCGCAGGAACAAAGCGAACGCTTGATGGATTTAGGCTTTAATGTAGATGATAGAAATGCGGGTAAGATTTTTGAAGTTGCCGCGCAATTGTTAAAAACAGCAGTGGATGCTAAGACTGCAAAGTTGGATAAAAAGCTCAAAATGGTTGAGTTACAATTGCGTAAGGCAAGAATGGATGGGGAAAAGGGCAACGATGATAATATCCTCGATGCAACAGACTCTGGCATGATCGGAAACCGCAATGATATTGTCAAAGCCATCCTAAACCGTGTTGGTCACAATAAATAGTCTTATAAGAGGATTTAATTATGCCAACCCTACTAGAGTATATAAGCAAGTTACAACAAGAACATCGCTATCGTATTAAGATGGTTTTTCAACCATCTGAAGCACAGTTAGAATGTTTAGAACGCCATATGAAAAAATATGATGCGTTAGAAGTAGGTCGCCCTGAAAAATTAATGCTACAAGCAGTACCAATGGACTTTCCACAATATGGTGGAGCAGAACTTGTTATTGTTGATGTAGTAACTCGCTTACCAATTAGTCCGCCAGTACTAGAAGCAGAGCTTCGTGGCCTACTATTTGTACGAGACGGAACCATTAAAGTATTTGGACGCGACGAGCCAATTGAAAAACAAATAGAAGATGACAAAGAGCCAAATCATGAGGCGCTACTTTGTGCAGATTATTCCAGCGCAGAAGCAAATGCTGTTTCAGCAGATGATGCCGCTGGAGATAAGTATAATCAAAGTCTATTAAAAGATTTAGATAATAACCGAGCCGAAGCTCGTAAGAATATTACACAATCTAAAGAGTCAGCAAAAACAAGCCCAACTTGGGAATCGCCAGCAGATGGCAAAACCAGTCCAGTTGGAACAAAAAAACAGGATATACCATATCCAACCAAGTCAGGAGCTAAAAAATGAGTAATAAAAAATTAACTGAAGGTATTCGTGGCGCCAAAGAAGGCGTTGCTGAATGCTACACAGACGCTATGTCGCAAGGCGGCCAAGGTGAACAAATGTCGGTGACTATTTCTATGCCCGGCAAGAATATCAGTGTTACCACAGACAGCGCCGACGAAATTGGAAACATCCTTCGTTTAGCTGGTATCAATGTTGGTGGCGCAAGTGCTGAACCAGAAATTGCCCTTGCAGTTGAACCAGGTGCCATGGGCGGCGAGGCTCCAGAAGCCGAGTTGCCACCAATGGGCGCACAAACAATGGGTCAACAACCTCCAATGGATCCAAGGCTAGATCTGGATGGCGACGGCGACCATGACATGCATGACCATGAGTTAGAAGCTGAACAAGAAGCTGAACAAGAAGCTGAGCCAGATGTTGAAGAAGGTGCTGGAGCCATGCACTTCAAAGCACAACAGGCCAAAGCCGACGGTAAAGACAGTTTCAAGCTAGGCGACGAAGAATTTGATGTCGAAGAAGCGGCAGGCGATGTTTCAAGAACTTCCAAAGGTGGAACAGTAACACAAACTTCAACCGGACAAGTTCACAAAGCTGGTGCTGGCAACTATGGTGGATCAGACGATGATCACGACGATGACACACCAGTGCCAGCCGGTGCTGTTCCTGAAAAAGAAGATGAAGTTGACGAGTCCGCTCGTATACTTCAACTTGCTGGTGTAACTAACGAAGCACAAAGTGCCGCACAAAAAGCCGCATTCAAAGCCATGATTGACAAGAAGAATGGCAAGTCAGAAGACAAGGCAGATGACAATGCCGAGGCAGATGACGAAGAAAAAGTTGAAGAAGCCACTGATGCAGTTCCAGCCGCAGGCAATGTATACGGCCAAGGTGTTTACGAAGGTCAACAAGAATACAGTCGTATTTTAGCATTGGCTGGCATTAACGAATGGGCAAACAGTCCACAGGGTAAAGCAGACGACAAAGGTACTACATTTGATAAACTTCCAAGCAAGCCAGGTCAAGGCAGTGGTAGTGCCGACTACGGACAAAACCGTGCAAACGGTCAGGGCGAAAACCCAATGGGCAGAAAAGATGTTGGAGTTGAAGAAGCATTTGAAATTGCCATGGGTGAATACAGAAAATTTGTTTCAGAGAGCATTACTGATAAGAAGTAATACGGAGGCCTAATGGCACTTGAAAATAATTTTGTCAAGGCACCGTTCCAAGTAGAAAAGTTCACGGACGAAAATGTCCGTGAACTTGCCTTGTGTGCCCAAGATCCAGTTTACTTTATTGATACCTACTGTTGGGTACAGCATCCAACCAGAGGTAAAGTTCCTTTTAAACTGTTTGATTATCAACGCGAACTAATCACTTGCTATCATGAAAATCGTTACAGTATCAACATGCTGGGTCGACAGATGGGCAAGACAGCATGTGCCGCGGCATACCTAGTATGGCGAGCCATGTTCATGGCAGATCAAACAATTCTTATTGCGGCACACAAGTATGCAGGTGCTCAAGAAATTATGCAACGAGTACGATTTACATACGAAACTCTTCCAACATTTTTAAAAGCTGGAGCAGTCAGTTATAACAAAGGTAGCATTGACTTTGACAACGGCAGTCGTATTGTAAGTGCCACAACAACAGAAACAACAGCTCGTGGTATGTCACTGTCATTGATCTATTGTGACGAGTTTGCTTTCGTCAAGCCTAGGATTGCAACTGAGTTCTGGACATCAATCAGTCCAACATTGTCAACAGGTGGCAAGTGTATTATTACAAGCACACCTAACCAGGATGATGATCAGTTTGCCCGTATTTGGAAAGAAGCAACAAAGAATGTTGACGAGTACGGTAATACAAATAACACAGGCATTGGCCGTAACGGATTTGCACACATTAAATTTATTTGGAGCAAGCATCCAGACCGTGATATAGTATGGGCGCAAGTTGAACGCAGTAAGATTGGAGAAGAACGATTCCTACGCGAACACGAATGTGAATTTATTATTGCTGATGAAACATTGATTCATCCAATGAAGCTTGTTAGCATGGAAGGCAAAGACCCAAGCAATAAAATGGGTCAGGTTAGAGTTTATAAATTTCCAGAGCGCAATGGATCTTATGTCATTGGATGGGATCCAAGTTTGGGCACAGGCGGAGATCCGGCCGCTATACAGATCTTCAAGATTCCAGAAATGGAACAGATTGCAGAATGGCAACATAACAAAACAGACATGCAAGGTCAATTGCGTACACTTGTATCTATTTTAAAATGGCTAAAAGATGAAACAGGCAACAACACAGAATTGTATTGGAGTGTTGAAAACAACACCATTGGCGAAGCCGCACTTATTAGTATTCGCGAATTTGGTGAAGAAAACATTCCAGGTACATTTGTACAAGAAATACGCAGAGCAGGACAGAGTCGAGGACGCCGCGGATTTGCTACCACACACAAGACAAAAATATCAGCATGCATGCGTTTAAAGAACTATGTAGAAGCTGATAAAATGACAATTCGTAGTCATAACTTGCTACGAGAACTGAAGAACTTCATTGCTCGTGGAGCCAGCTTTGCCGCAAAAGATGGCGAAACAGATGACTTGGTAATGGCAACATTGCTGGTAATCAGGATAGTAGAAGTTGTTATGACATGGGATGTTGAAACCTACGAAAAGTTGGTTGATTATGGCTCAGAAGAGATGATGAAGCCCATGCCTATTGGCTTTTTAAACTAAATACAATTATGGCAACCGAACAAGATCTTTCAAGCGAAATAGCCGCCGCAGTTGCGGGCGTTAGTCACAATGCACACTATACAGATGCAGATGGTGCTGGTACCCTAAAACAAGCGGATGCTATCTATCAATACCTACCAGAGCAATCAGTTATGGTAATGGTTAATCACGATGAAAATAAAGTTGAAATTTGGTTTGATCCAATCAAAACAGATAAAGAATGGTTTGAAGAAACATTCAAACCAACCATAGAGGAAATTGCACACAGGAACTTATACCAACTGGTAATTAGAAGTTATGCTGGTGATATTACTCCAAAAAAACTGATTCATCGTACAGATGTTGCAGAAAGCCGTAACACTACAAAAACAAGTTACAAGCCATTGGGCGGCACCAAGCTAATTCTTCGCCACAGCAAACCTGTCACAGAAGAAAAGCCCGGTGCCCGTAGTCGCAACATTGGTGCAATATTTGTAGAGAAGGACGGCGAGCGTTTTCGCTATCCATACAACCATTTGCTTGGTGCCCGTGTCATGGCACTACATGTTGAGTCTGGTGGCAAGCCTTGGGACGACAACGGTTCTAAGATATTAGAAATTAGTCGTAGACGCAAGGACATTATGGAATTGCTTCGTTGGAGCAAGCGTCTGGATAACACTCAACAAATTGATGAGATCCGTGAACGAGGACAAGCTGAAGTTGTGGCACTAAAGCGCACAATGGAAAGAGCGGCCCGTACAGGAGACTTGGTGGGTGTGTTTGAATACCAACTACCACCAAAGGATTCGGTGACTGAGCAATCTATGGTCAGCGAAGCAGTTGCTGAATTAGACAACGCACTAAACAAGCTACTAGGTTAATTTAAAAAGCCCCTTGCGGGGCTTTTGTTATACCAGTCTCTCAATGCTGATATTAAAGAGTTGTATAACCCCAATTTACAACTTGACTAGTTCCACTATTGTTAGTAATACCAAATGTAAATACATTGGCAGTCGTAGTACTAACTACAGCAGTACTAATATTGTTCTGAGTTCCAACAATCTGTGTAGGTATTGCTGTAAGTACCAATGCATTACCGGCTGCATAATACCAACCATAACTACTGCCTAATACTGGAACATTGGTATTTGTAACAATCACTGTAGCAGTATATGTAACAATACCATTTGGAATATTTCCTCTAACCCATATTGAGTAAGTACCATTTATCGGTACTGTGAGACTTACTGTGTTAGCACCTGCTGACAATGTCCAACTACCTGTTGTTTGTGTAGCGACATTCGAAAGTTGACTGCCATCACCTACAAATTTAACTGTTGATGCCGTTTGCGTAATACTACCAATTTTTGTGCCAGCCGCATTAAGGAAGTTAATGGCAGTGGTGTTATCATTGGTCGGTTGCA